GGACATTTTCAGCAAATGCAGAAAAAGAGAGTTTAACGATGCTCGGATAATCTATTTAACTTTTGTGCGCAAAGGTACAACCTGGACACTCATGAAGATTGCGCGACATATTAGCCGCAACCATGCGACGATTATACACGCCATGAAAACTTTTGAATCGCTAATCGCTACCGATCCACGATTTAAAAAGAAAGTAAATCAAATTATTGAGTTGCTCAATAGTAAAAAAATTTATACATTTGATGACCTACTAACTACAAATAAATGGAAATATGAACGAACTAACGACAATCTTGAAAGAGGTGCGCGAATTGCGCGAACTGCTCGAAGATTTAAAACAGCAACTAACAAAAGAAAATCGAATCCAATTCCAACCGCCATCTAATGAGGAAGTCGCTGAATACTTTCTTGAGCGAATGCCATCCGCAGAAACCGAAGATGCATTAAATTTCGCGGACATTTTCATAAGCCACTATACTAACACGAACTGGTATTATGGAAAAAAGAAGATGAAGGATTGGAAAGCAGCGATGAGATCAGCATGGAAGTTAAACGAATTCATAACTAAAAAAATAAACAACAATGATAAACTTGGTCGAATACAAAGGACTCAATTACAAGAGTGGATTGACTCCGAATGAACGCGCATATCTCGAAGCAAAGGAACAAGCGAGATTATGCGATATTACATTAGCAATTTTTAAAACGTTAATCGCTCGAACTATTGTTATTACAGGAATCAAACAACTGCCATCGAGTGAAGAAACGCAAATGTTATTTAGTAACGCGATACATTACCATCCCTATATGACCATAGGCGAATATGCGTTAGCGTTTGAAATGAACGCGAATGGAGTTGAATTTACGCGCGTTGAACACTTTGGTATGATAACTATCCAGTTCCAATCCGATGTTCTTAAAAACTATTGCAACGTCCGCAATCAATTAAACATCGCACTTGAAAAAAAGAAGACGAAGATGGAAACACCCATTGCTGAATATCATGAGCCAATCGATTGGAAGCAAATGTTTACTACCGATATTGAACGCTGGAAAAATAATCAACGCACAGCGGTAATGATTCTCGCGCCTAACTTCATTTCTAAATTTTACCAACTCGAAGCCATCAATGATGACTGTTGGACTGATGACCAATGGAAACAAATGAAATTCGGGGCGCGTTATCAAGTGATTGAAGAAATGAATTTATCGAAAACAAAGATTCAACGGTTAACACCAGATCAAAAGAAGTCGTTTAATCAATCAGTTCAAAAGGAATTGATGCGTAGGTTATACGCGGATATTATGGATAGCACGATTTTGCAACAACGAATAATTGAAAAACTATGAATATTTTACAAAAAGCAAATGAAATTGTTAATCTTAGATCCGAAGAAAAAGAAAGAACATACGGTGATTTTCATTTATCAATGGAAAAAACAGCCAAATTAGCTTCAATAATGTCTGCTAAAGAAATATCAGTTAATGACTGCTACAATGTTTTAATTGCTTTAAAATTAGCAAGACAATCAAATATGCATAAAGAAGATAATTTATTAGATGCAGTGGCTTATATAGGATCGCTTAATGATTATTTAAATAAATAAATAAAATGAATAACTACGAAAAACAATATTCATTTATTATCAATTATTGCTTAAAGCATGGCAAAGAAGTAATTAGCCGTAATGGTAAAATAAAACAAATTACAGCAGCTCAAATAAGAGCAAATTTAAATGAAGGATTTCCAATTGTAACCGGCAAAAAAATTTTTCCTAAATCGTGCTTTATAGAAACAGAATGGATGCTAAATGGACTTACAAATATTCAATGGCTAAATTCACGCGGTGTAAAAATATGGGATCAATGGGCAGATAAAAATGGTGATTTAGGCCCTGTATATGGTCATCAATTATTAAGTTTTAATGGTATTAATCAAATTGAATATATAATAAATGAAGTTAAAATAAATAAACATAGTAGACGATTATTATGTTCAATGTGGAATCCTTCTGATTTACATAAAATGGCTCTTCCGCCATGTCATTATAGTTTTCAATTTGTTATTGCAAATGATATAGTAGATATTGTTGTATCTATGCGGAGCTTAGATTTATTCATTGGGCTCCCGTATGATGTAGTAATGTATAGTTCTATTCTTGCGAGCTTTGCAAATGAATTAAATTTAATTGCAAATGAAGTTATTATTAATGCCTCAAATGCTCATATATATGAAGAGCATATAGATGCTGCATTAGTATATACCGAACGAAAAAAAAATGAATTACCAAAATTATTAAATGCAAGTACATTTTCTAATTTTAAAGCTGATGAATTAAAAATAAGTGAATATAAATGTAATGAAAGAATAATTGTAAATGTAATTAAATAAATAATAATCATGAAACTATCAAATGAATTTCAATTAATTAGAGATTGGGCAAAACAAAAAGGTATCTATGAAAAAGGAGATATCAAAACTCAATATATAAAATTACAAGAAGAAGCAGGAGAATTGGCTAAAGCTATTATTAATAATGATAATGACGAAATTATAGATGCTATCGGTGATTGTGTTGTTGTTTTAACATCAATAGCATATTTTAATAATATACCAATAGAAGAATGCATTAATTCAGCATATAATGTTATATCTAAAAGAAATGGCAAAATGGTAAATGGTAGTTTTATAAAAAATAAATGAATAATTAATTATGTTTAAAATTATTAATAAAATAGGGCCATATAATGGTAAATTTAGTAATTCAATTATTACTTATAAATTAAAAAATATACAAGATGATAAAATATATGCATGGCATTCAGGACCTAATAAAAAAATATATTTTGAAATAAATGATATAATTAGTGGCGTTTTTTTAAAAAACAATAAGATTGACTATAAAAAATCTAATCCAATTAAATCACAATTAGAATTATTTTAATGCAATACCACGCGAAACAAATTGAAGCACTCGAACAGCTATCCATCGACAACTATTGTAGGCAGTTGTTATATGGTGGAAGTGCTGGTAGTGGAAAGTCATTTCTTGGTTGTGATTGGCAAATTAAAAGGAGATTGAAATATCCAGGTACACGCGGTTTAATCGGAAGGTCTGAACTTAAAAAACTGCGCCTATCTACTATGGCAACCTTCTTCGAATTGTGTTCCATGTATGGATTGAATCCTGATAAGCATTGGACGTATAACGGCCAAGACCACGTTGTTAAGTTCTACAATGGCAGTCAAATTATATTGATGGATTTAGCCGACTTACCAAGTGATCCCGAATTTCAAAGATTCGGTTCGATTGAATTAACAGATGCCTTCGTAGATGAAGCAGGGGAAGTAAGCCAAAAATGTATTGACATCCTTTCCTCTCGATTGCGTTATAAGCTAATCAATGACAAACCCAAACTACTCATGACCTGTAACCCACACAAAGGTTGGTTATACAATGAGTTCTTTGATGCTCAAAGGAATGGCACGATTAGAAAAGATAGGCGATTTATACAGGCATTGCCAACCGATAACCCCCACGTTTCAGAAGTGTATTTAGAATCGTTGCAAATGCTGCCAATCATTGACCGCAAAAGGTTGTTAGAAGGGGATTGGGATTATGATGAAACAAAAGACCGCCTATATGAATACGATGATTTGCTTCGATGTTTTCGTTTGCCAAATAATGACAAGTCAAATAATGACAAGTTCATTACTGCGGATATTGCGCGAATGGGTGATGATAGAACGGTAATCGTGTTGTGGAATGGACTACACGCGGAAAAGTTTATAGCATTAAAACACAAACCAATTAACGAAGTCGTGGATACCATTCGCCAGTTAGCTGAATCCAACGGTGTGCGGTTATCAAATGTGTTGGTAGATGAAGATGGTATTGGCGGTGGTGCTGTTGACTTTCTCAAATGCAAAGGTTTTTTGAATGGATCAAAAGCTGTTCGCGACAATTATATGAATCTGAAATGTGATTGTTATTTTAAACTTGGTGAACTGATAACGACCAATGCAATCACATTCGAATCAACTTATAAAGATACCATTGTGAAGGAACTTGAAATGATACGCAGGGAAAAAATAGATAGTGATGGTAAGCTGCGCGTTACAAACAAAGAAGATTTAAAGAAGCGTTTTGGAATGTCGCCCGATTTCGCTGATGCTATCATGATGCGTTGCTTCTATGAACTAAAAAAGAACTTTGGTAAATATGCTTTTGGTTAAATAAATTTTATATATTTGCAAAAAACAACAACTATGGAACTAAACAAAATGATTAAAATGATGGCGGAAAAACACGCCTATTTTGATGGTGAACAAATGGATAGCACTGCTTATTTTTCGTTCATCGCTGGTGCGCGTTACGCACTACAAATAATCGCAAAAGAAATCAACGAAGAAATATAAAAGAGCAAAGTATTACACTATTGTTTGAATAAATTAATTTTTATAATTAAATTTTAATTGATAGTGCATTGTAATACACAAATCTTTTGATAATCAAAAAAATGAAAAAAATCAGTACATTATTTAAAAAAGACCCAAACGACTTGGGCAAAGTTATCAATGAAATCAATCCCGAAAATCAATGGGTTTTTGATGGTGAAGGAATTGCAACACGCAAATTTGATGGAACTGCAACCGCTATTATTAACGGTGAACTTT